TAGCATCCTCCTTAACGGATTTTGGCAATTAAAATCTGATGACCCATTATTCGATCTTGTGAATAGATCGACCAACGTTCTCACAATTTGCACGTTGGAAGCTTAAAGGCTCATGGAAAACCATACTAACCTAAGTGAGAAGAATTCTCTATGAATATGTAATTATGCAACAAAAGTTGCCAAATCATCCTCCATTCGACCTAAAAAGGCATTAAAATTAGAATGGAGAATATCTTCATAATATTTGTTACGATCACAAATGACCCGATAACATTTCATCTTATGAAACATATTCATATTATCTAGAAGATCTTGATATTCTGCTTTGAGTACATAACTATGTCTCGATCTGAAAATATCATTTAAATTTTTCCTAGCATTTAGACGAATACCATGAGTAGAATATTTTAAATATTCTTTCTCACTTTTACAGAAACCATCAGCCTTCCAGTTTGGAGGGTGAGGAATTTGTTTTAGATCTTCCGAACACCAAGGTGGTATCGGTACAAACTCATGGTAATAAATAAATTCTGATGGATTAGGTATCGATTTCCAATTTTTCTCATCAAGTTGATCAACTTCTACACCACCAGGCTTAAAAAAATGCCTCTTATGCGGTGTAGAAAGATGATCAAGGCTGCGTTTCGCCAAACACAATTGTCTTCGTGTAACTATAGACACGAGACCGTCAAGAGAGGTTCGTTCCTCATTTGACATGCGTTTAAAGTGATCAGCTAAAATAAACTTGACAGGATAATTTAGACCCAGACCACCTAAAATGGTCGGTATGAAATAATTAATCGAATACCCATCATAATCCTTAGATCGGATTGAAAGCGTATCCCTTTGATAGTACAGAAACCTTTTTACTGTATTATCAGGACACTTACTACCTTGAAGAATCTCGGGTAGTAAGAACTGGATTGGTTTATCTTCATCATCGCTGATTCTAGCAACTTTTGATTGACCTAAAAGCATACCAACATTATAAAATGGTATCCGGTCAACGTTGTTAGGATCAACGTGGAAGAGGACAGAATTTACTGTACAATAAGACTTGTGACAGAAATTCTTTCCGGGTGATGGGACAAGTCCAGCATCACGCACACAAAGCATCCAGTTCGCATACTCCTGTTCACTACACTTAAACAGAATATCATCACCGTTAATTAAAACGGGAAGATTAACGAAATCCAAATTAGGCTTAACACTGTACCAATATGATAATAAATTAATCACACAAAGTACAAAAAAGGATAAAACGGATCCCATTAATTGACCATTCTGTTGCAGAACAGGCTCATAGTATTCACCACCACAAAAATTCGATTTATAAAAAATCAAATGTTCATAAAGAACATCGCGGAGAATACTAATCAATCCACCATCAATATCTGGTTGACAAGCTAACTTGTTTAAAATTGCTTCAAAAACTAATTTCGTTAGCTGTATTTTTACATTATCGGTAGCAGCAGAAAAATCGCCGCTAACCCATAGATCACCTTGAGAATTCGGGTGATCACGCAACCAAGATATATCAGAATCTTCAACCGGTTTACCAATCAAACGAAACTGAGGTAAATACCGGAAGAAGTTATGACAGTCCAATTGAACACCTTTAGCAAGAGAGTACTTTACTGCTTCAGAAAGCGTAATATTTCTCACTTTGCACGGTTCGCAGATAGCATGAACGATAGCCCAACACCGATTCAAGTTCTGCTCAATTTTGGACTCATCCAACAGGCAAAGACCATGAAGAATATGTTTATTCTGTATTGGTCTTTTCTCGACAAGCAAGTCACGTAGATCTTGGAAACTTATAACATATCCACGTAATTCGTGAACTCCCGTCGACGGATGAAAACTCATCCTTATGAACTCGTCAGAGGGTGTCATTATTCCTTCACTAATTAAGTTTTGGATATATGACTTGACACCACCTTCAACAGCTGACCGTTCAATACATGCACTGTTGGACAACTCGTGAATCTTATTATATTCCCTGAAACTCAAGCCAGATAAAACTTCTTGTATGTGATTTTTACAAAAAGACATGAAATTATCTGACGGAGGTTCAGCCACGAGTGCCATAGCAGCACGGTGATCTTTCTGAGATTTGATTAGAAAATCTTCAGGGACCACTTCTGCACATCGCTTCAATTGTGCGATAGACCAGAAAAGGTGCTGCGTACGTTTGGACAAAGTAACCAAACGTCTCCGAATGAAGCGACGTAAAGCTCCTTCAAACGGAATAGGAACGAATTTCTCGACTCGTTCCGGTCTAAATGCTTTAGGTAATACTTGCTTTAGACTCCTTGCGTGAAGATACGTACATGTATACTTAATTAACTTAGTACACTCATCGTAGTCCTTAACATTAAGGAAATACTTCACGCAACTAAGTATGGATCTAGACGGAAATCTTTTAAAAAATTCTTTCTCTGTATTGTCTAAAATCTCGATTAATCCAATCGACATTTGTAATGCACAGACGATCCACTGCTTAGCCAAATCCTCGGAAACCACAGTCAATAAAAACTTAAATTTACTTGTATTGTGCGAGGATAAATCACTGAAAAGAAATGTTGGATTAGACAACGATAAGCGCAGATAAAATTCTGCATCTTTTCGTTGTTGATTCGATTCGAACGGTATTACAACCCTGTTCGAATAGATTCGACATTTCTTAGCGTCAACACGACGCTTCAGTGCGAGAGACAACTGATAAAGGACGCTGCAGGGGTGCAGACGTTTAGGAACTTTAGTTCCTCTACTATGTTGTTGAAATCTCG